ACTTCTCAAACATGTCTAGGTCATAATCGGCGAGGGCCTTCGTCATAAGATAGGTCCCGTCAAACTCCTGGATTTTCTGGCCACCCACGAAGAAGGCCGCACTCTTAATGATCGCGGCACCAAGATATCTGACCCACTGGAACTGAAACTGCGATGTCCGCGCGGGCGAAGACGTAATATTTTTACTATAAATATCGGGCACTCTGAAGCTAAAATACATGTCGGACAGGAGATCTCCGCTCCGCTGAATCTTTGCCCGTAGTTTGATTTCATTGTCGAACGACAGTTCATTTGGCCCCTCAAGCGCCGTTGTGACACTCTCCATGGAGAAGTGACTGTAACGACGAAAGGTCTTGTAAAAGTATGTCATTTGCGGATTTCCAGAGAGGAGTATATTCTGAGCTCCATAAGCCACTAAACTGATGAGTCCTCCGCCCGTCATTCTCCCTTCTTGTTAGAACATCATTCTTAAGCTGTGACCAGGCTAAGAATCTTGTTTATGAAAGAGCTCTCTACGAGTTATACGATGACGTCCACCATGTGTCGGCTAAGTAGGGAGGGAGCTCCTGCGCCGACGTTTTTATTTGCTTAGATGGGCCTGCATGGTAGAGGGTCTGAATCTCCGTAAAGGATATCGCATACCGGGTATAGATGAACTCGCTCATCATCCCCTTGAATGCGCCGTTCACCTGAAGTGTTTTTCCATTAAGGGCGGGTGTCTGCGAGTTGAGAGTAAAGTTTGCGCCTGAAAAGAGGATAATATCCTGGTAATTAATGTAGGGTAACGTGTTCTCAAAGCGAAGCTTGTTGACAAGGTTTCCATTGATGTGGACCTCAAGACCACCTTTGCGGCAATTCAGAACTACGTGGAACCACTTGCGAATAGGAATATTCGCCACATCCACGAAAGCATAAGGATTCTCATATGTATTCATCACGACACGCATGGCATTTGTAGATCCCTTGATAAAAACACCGGGACCCATGAGAGGCCATACACATCCATATCCCTTGTGCCATACATGGTGAAGAACATCGGAGCCTGTGTCAAAGGTCGTTGAGTTCACGTAGAGATAGAAGGAGTATGCGAATTCTGAGCCACTCGGCTCGTTATTAGAGGGGAGAATTTGCTTTGCATCAGCATACTTAGAGGAATCCTGGTGAATAACCAGCGCCTTTTCGTCGGCGTTTGCCGTATAATTCATTAAATGCTGGAAGCGGGTCGACATTGTCTTTGATGCCGTGTAAATACCCTCGCTCGTAAAGAAGAGTGTGACCGTTATAAGGATTAAAAGAGTCCCAAGCAGAATCTCGCCAACTGGCGTTTTTCCTGAAACAGTATCTACTAAACCCGGACTTGCTTGCGGATACGAGGCCATCTACCGGTAACAATCATTTTTGTGAAAAATAATTGTAAACAATAGTTCTATACTTTAAGTCATTTAATTACTGCTGACTCTTAAAAAGCCCAGTAAAATAGGCCCAAGGATCCAGTGACGCACCTGTGGGACCCGCCTGATACATTCCATAGATCGCGCTGGGATTCAGCGAATAATTGTATGTAGAAACCCCACTCACATACCCGTCAAACCCACCCCTGTCAACAACTGTGACCGACTGACCTGTTGGGTCAACCTTGTAGAAGCTCGGGAGAACACATGACCGCGCCAATTTTCCGTCCAAATATACATCGCATGTGCGTCCATTGATACAGACCGTTACCTGAATCCAGCGCTGCATATCAATCTCATCAATATCGCACATGGGTTGGACAGTCAGTGCCCCATCAAACTGGAGAGGCTTGAAGAACAGCTCCTTGTCGGCATTCGTGAGGCCAATGCCATTAACCGATGAACCGGACGCATCATTTGTGAGGCCAATGCCATTAACCGATGAACCTGACGCATCCTTAGTATTAACGCGGACCGATAAGGAATTCTTCGTGGATCCGAGCGCGACGAGGAGGGTGGCAAAGTTGGTGCCGCCAAGCTCAAGAACGTGCTTGCGGGTTCCCTGTTTGTAACTCCAGCCAGAGACATATACCCAGAAGTTGACACTATACTCTCCACCCTCATAGATCTGGGCCTGATTCGTATACTTTTTTACACCTTGATTTGCAGAGAGTTTTCCGCTCTCAACTGTCACACCATTGCTGGTGCTTGTGCCATAGAAAAACCCAAAACTGTAGTAAACTATGACGAGCGCAATAACAACCACAAGCAGATTTATGAAGCCGGTAAGGATGTCCATCTACTATTATTAGGCATAAGAAGTTTCCCAATCAAGCCATGGTTGCGCGGGACGAACAGTAGGCCCTGGAAAACATCCACCCGTAGGACACAGAGAGGGTAGAGCAACACCTCCAGTGACCGGCGTATTCGCATCCGCTGGCAGAGTCACATATGGTGCGCCACGAGTATCACTGAGCTTACTATATGTGGCAGAGACCTCGGACCCCGAGATAGTATCTCCTTTAAAGTCAAAGCCAGCGCCATATCCACTAAAGGCGGAATTTCCTGCTATAATTCCTGTTGTATCTGCAGTCATCGCAATATTGAAAAGAGTCTTCTGGGATAAAACAAGGGCGTCATTATAATAGACGTCAAATCTGCGACCTTCGCGGGAGATTGTAATCATTACCCACTTTTGCGTTGGAATCGGCGGGAGAGTGAGAAATTCAAATACAGACTGAAAGTTCGCCCTTGAACCGGATGCATCAATTATAAGAGGGTTTCCACTCGCGTCCACTGTTGTCTTCGTGCGAACCGCGAGTTGTGTCATCGCCTTACCCTGGCGGCCCGCATCTGGAGCCGGAAGAATCTCAAGAAAACACGTATCACCAATCGTCATAAGAGGTGCGTATCCATTTCGCTGGCATCCGTCGCAGTTGTTTCCAACACCACAGTAGCAAGTGTGAAATCGCCCATCCTCACATGAGGGATTACCAGGTGTATTACATGTGATTGCTGTGGGTGTACGCTGGAGAGGTGTGACATAGAAGAATCCCTGGAACGTGGCGGATCCTGTCTGTTCGAATGTTTTTACTTGGTTAGCGTCAAATACTGCAGTCTTCTTTGATAAATCATAGGGGCCCAGATTTGACGCATTCATCTGAGCCGCCGGCACAAAATACAGTACTGAGAGTATTACAACTGTCAGTATTGCTAAAACGTATACCCACCAGACCATTCTACCGTGATATCTATAAAATAAAGAAGCTCAAGAGCTTCGTTAATAGATAAGTAGCAACGTTACACTGTATTCTTAAAGAAATCCGCCGATGTAGAAACGAGCGACTGGAGTTCAGACGCCATAAGCGCTCTCGGCCAATAGTAAAAGCTTCCAACCTGGACAGCACTCGCAACCGAGGCCGGTGGGGGCCAGAATTGAGTATCAGACCTGATTGGTGTTCCCTTTAGAACCGTCGTCGCATTGAGTTTTCCGTCAATATAGACTTCAATGTAGTTGGGCATGAAGGCAATAGAGAGACGGAATGGTGTTCCCTGTGGAATATTCTTAATCGGTGGAAGCGGTTCGCTTGTAAACACAGATGCTGCCGCGTCGCTAGTGGTCATCGCATATATATTCAAATCGTTCGTTGAGCTATCAATATATGCCATGATATTTGTAGTGGGGAATATAGACTTAAGATCTGACGTCTTTGCAGAGGCTAGCATGGTAACCTCCGCGGCCGATCTATAAAAGAGGACACGTGGAGCCGTAATTGGCTGGTAGGTGGCCGGCACCAATACATCAAATGATATAGTATAGTCGCATGATTTAGGATTTACAATTGTTGTCTTCGTTGCGTGGGTTGCAGGTGCATCTGTCCACGCGGTCTCCTTATCTTGTGACGTCGATATTCCTATAATACCTTTATCATAGGGGGATAGACTGAAGACAGGAGTTATCGTAAAATGGACAAAGACTAACAAAAGGAAGATAAAAAAGACGGCGGCGCTCAGATAGAAAAGATATGTTATTGCTGTTCCTATCAGTTGGCCACTTGGCAATGTCGGCAGTTTAGGGAGTGCTATGGATCCCAGCGCAATGGAAGGAGCAGCAAGAACAGGGGCGACTTGTTTTGGAGGTGGAGGTGGAGGTGGGGCGGCGCCCTGCCGTCTAGTAAAAAGCTTTGAGGCCGCGTCCATTCTTGTATCCTCTTAGATTTTCTCTCCTCTGGTTACAAACCAAAGAACAGAACCAACGACAAGAGTTGCGGTGGCTCCTGCGAATAATCCCTGAATTCGTGCCCGCATATCCGCCTCCGCAAAATCTGCCGTGCTCCAGAGCGGAGTCCGTGCGCGGGCACCAATTCGTTTATAATACTGAATGACCTCGGCTTCCGAGAAGATAGGCTTCTGTAAAGATGAATTGACCTCATTATGTAAGTCAATTGTCCACTTTAGAAGGTCCTGT